GTGATGAGTTTGCCCTGTGACCTTGCTAATTCCCTTGTCAGTGCAGCGGATAGTTTTCTTAATCTGGTCGGGTTAGTAGGTGATACGGCAAGCGGTGAAATATTCGGATCATGTAGTGGATACTTAAAGAGCAGATCAGAGACGGGTAAAAGTTCTGTAGTAAACGCCCTTTTAGCAATGACAGATTTCGGGCGAGACGCAGATGACCCCGACAGAAGTGCCTATGGTGGGACGGTGACACCAATGGCAGATACTAATACGGCAGCGACACAGACACAATCGGACAACCGTGAAGCAATCACCAGTTTAGTAAAGGCAACCGCTATAACAAACGCCACACGAGTTGCAGTCAGAGTTGACTACGAAAGCTATGAAGATGCTATGGCGATGTTGAATAAGATTACGGACAAAATAGACGCATTTCTACTCACCCTTGGCGAATCTGATATGAACATGGACGAGGGTTATAAGGCTATAGACGCAGTAAGAGCCACAATAACAGAAGCTATGATTGACCTTGGAGCCTCATTAGCACGGGTTGTCTATTATGAAGTACCGCCTGTTGTAACGCCTGCAATTGCTTTAGCATATGATAAATATTATGACCTGGATAGAGAGAATCAGATAATAGACAGAAATAGACCCCTGATTATGCACCCAGGGTTTTTACCCCAAGGGGAGACGTTAGAACTTCTTAGCGAATAGACATGAGTGAAATATCTTTAACTGTAAACGGAGTAAAATATAGCGGCTGGGAAGCCGTCAACGTAAATAAGTCTTTACTTCAATTAGCTGGCAGTTTCGGTTTCAGCACGACAAATATTTTTCCATATAAACCTGAACAGTTTACTATCCGTATGGGAGACGAATGCACAGTAGAAGTTGATGATCAGGTATTAATCACCGGCTACGTTGAAGATATACCCATAAGCTATGACAAAGAAGCACACACAATCCAGGTAGCTGGCCGAGACGTCACTGGTGACCTTGTAGATTGTTCATACATTGAAGAGCCTACCGAGTGGTTAAACCAGTCGATAGAGAATATTATCAAGGCAATATGTGACCCGTTTGACATAGAAGTAGTGGTTGACGATTCAGTTGCAACCGAGGCTGCCGCAGAAATCAAGAAATTCACTATTGACCAAGGACAGACGGCTCTTGAACTTATTGCACGGGTCTGTATGCACAAGGCAATTTTGCCGGTCTGCTACGGTGACGGAAAGTTGACCCTTACACGGGCGGGTACGGAACGGACAGACGACAACATGGAGTTAGGGGTTAACATTAAGACGGGTTTGACGGATCAGTCTAACAGGGAACGCTTTAGTCAATACATTGTAAAAGCTCAAGACGTTGTTACCGCAGCCCTTCCGTGGGATACGGGCGTGGTTAATCGGCACGGTGAGGCAACGGATAACGTTATTGAACGCTACCGACCTTTGATAATCTTAGCCGAGGAGCCAAAAAACGACAAGGAAAGTGAACAGAGGGCATGGTGGGAAGCCAGGGTTAGGGCAGGCCAGTCTCGAAAGGTTGAATATCAAGTACAGGGATGGACGCAAAGAAACGGTAAGGTATGGCCTTTAAATTCGCTGGTAACCGTAAAAGACAGTTTTTTGGGTATAGACGGAACTATGCTTATATCTGCCCTTGACTTTAACGTAGATAATACGACAGGGACGGTAACGACAATAAGTGTTGTACCAAAAGGCACGTTTGAATTACTTGAACAGGCAATAGAAGAGGATGCAACGGGGTTACTCTGGTAATGAGATTAAGTGACTTCAAACGACTTTTAGCCCCCCTACAGCGCAAGATATATCTGATGCTGGGCAGGGCAATATTAACCGCTGTTAGTAACAGTACGACTACGCAACTGGTTCAACTAACAGCCTTAGATGGTGAGACCATTAGCGATGTAGAACGCTTTCAAGAATACGGGCTAGAGACGTATCCGTTTAAGGATGCAGAAGCCCTTGTAGTATTTCTAAATGGCAATAGAGACCGTGGAGCCGTTATCTGCATAATGGACAGACAGTACAGACCAGACGACCTGTCCGAAGGTGAAGTTGCCCTGTACACAGATGAAGACAGTAGTAGACATCGTGTATGGCTTAAACGGGGAAATATCATAGAGCTTATTGGCGGTGCAGGGATTGTGGGAGGTGTAATTACAAACCAGAGTTTAGACCCTTTTACTGGAAATCCCCACGTAGACCCGTCAACTACAATTAAAGCAAGTAAATAGGAGTGATGATATGGCTACAAGTGCAGCCGCTATAGCAGCGGCGTTGAAACCGGCAATAAAGGCTGCAATGGTTGCGGCTGTGGCACCATGCAATTTTAATATGACAGGTGGTTGGGTTGACTGTTATGTAGACGCTCTTGCTGAAGGCATAGGTGCTGGCCTTTATCCAGAACTACAAAACTTAGAGGACACGGCAGGAACACCGGCGTCACCTACACATCAATAATATGGCAGACGACATAAAGATTATATGGTCAGGCGATTATTTAGAAGGTGACCTGTCTGTAGTAGACGAAGACCTCGAATCAGAATCAGGGCTTGAAACTGCGGTCATAATCAGCCTATTCACGGACAGAAGGGCAAGGGAGGACGACGAACTACCCGACCCTAACAATACCGACAAGCGGGGCTGGTGGGGTGACCTTGTATCTGAAATAGCAGACGACCAGATAGGTTCAAGGCTATGGCTGCTGGAAAGGGCAAAAACAACGGAAAACGTATTAGTAAAAGCTAAGGAGTATGCAGAGGAAGCACTTCAATGGCTTATTTCTGATAATGTGGCTAAGAAAGTCGAAGTAGAGGTTGAACGTCAGGGAACGGAAGGCAACGACCGACTAGCTCTGCTGGTTAAAATATTTCAAAGTGACAACAATCAGACGGCCCTTAAATTTAACACGAGATGGGAGGCACAAGTTAGCTAATGCCTTGGGATCGACCTTCGTTACAAAACATAGTAGATAGAGCCACAAGCGATCTTCAAACACGTATAACGGGGGCTACCTCTTTATTTAGACGCAGTACGTTAAAGGTACTGGCTATAGTTTTAGCAGGCGTAGCACATTTATTATACGGTTACCTTGATTTTCAGTCTGACCAGCTTTTCATATCCAGTGCAGACAGCGAACGGCTTAACGACATAGCAGACGAATACGGGATAGTAAGAACAGCGGCAGTAGAAGCTACAGGTAGTGGACAAACAGCTCCGGGGGGGACGAATGGCATTGTAATACCAGCCGGAACGGAGTTAAGGGCTACTTCTGGGCAGAAGTATGATACGGATGCGGATGCAACCATTACAGGGGGTGTGGCTACCCTGGCTTTTACCGCACAAGTAGCAGGCGCAGACGGCAATGACGACCCTGCAATAACCCTTACGTTCACAAGTCCTATAGCTGGCGTTCCTGCCACAGTTACAGTAGGTGCGGACGGTATTACAGGTGGGGCAGACGAAGAGGACGATGACGACCTACGGGAAAGAGTATTGGCACGTAAACGGCAACCACCACACGGCGGGGCGGATTTCGACTACGAGGCGTGGGCTTTAGAAGTTGCAGGTGTTACAAGGGTATGGAGCTTTCCCCAGTATCAGGGTGTAGGAACCATAGGCGTTGCATTCGTAAGAGACGATGACACGTCAATTATCCCTAACGCTACACAAAGGGCGACTGTGAGGTCATACATAGTCGAACACACTGACCCTGGCACAGGCTTGACAATAGGCTGTCCGGTGACGGCGGAACCGGGGTTGTTTATTGTCGAGTTAAATTTATTAGATGTCAACTTTGAGATAGGCATATACCCTAATACGGTAGCTGTACAGGCTGCTGTTACTGACGAACTAACAGCACTTATACTAAGGGAAGGCGGGCCAGGTGAAACCATATACCTATCCGAGATAGACGAGGCTATAAGTTTGGCGACCGGGGAAGAAAGACACAGACTTGTAACCCCTACTGTGGACGTAGGGGCGGCTGTCAATCAGGTTCACTCGTTGGGAACGATAACCTTTGTGGCATATTAATGGCTTTTGACGCAACAAGATACCTGAGACTTTTGCAAGCCCTTTTACCAAAGGGATGGGCATGGAATAGGGACGAAGGTTCAACCTTAACGGAGGTATTACAAGCTCAAGCAGACGAACTGGCACGAGTTGACGGACGGTCTGATGACTTGCTAAACGAACGGGATACACGGCTAACAAGCGAACTGCTAGTAGAACATGAAACCGACCTTGGATTGCCTGATACGTGTTCGACTGAGGGCGAAACGATTCAAGAACGTAGACGGGCGGCACACACTAAACTGATAGCTTTAGGTCAACAGAACCCTGCATATTTTATCGAGCTTGCGTTAGCCTTTGGCTGGACTATCACCATAACGGAATATACCCCTTTTTGGTGTGGTGTGGGTGGTAGCGGTGAACCGTGTGGTAATCAGGAGACCATCTTCTATTGGAAGGTATCTATTGCTTATGGTAGCAGCGACATAATCTACTTTCTGTGTGGTAGTAGTGAATCGGGCGACCCGATATCGTATATTCCAGGGACAGAATCTTTAGTCTGCTTACTAAGTAAATATAAACCAGCACACACGGTTTTCTTTTTCGATTATATTGGGCCTGCTTTTGACCGTGCCTATAATGCTGCTTTCGATTCACTACCTTCAGAGGCAGACGATTATTTAAAAGGAGCTTTCTGGCGGGGGTTCGGCCCTGGGTTTGACGTACATTATGGGGGCGAGTTTGATAGGGGAGCTTTTAAAGGTGGTTTTAGTGGTTTTAGAATACCGGCTTAATATAATTTAATAACCATTTAAATAGGAGAATTATTGTGGCAGATATACAACGCACACGAGCGACACTTATTGGATTGCTCGGAGACAACGTGACGGGGCAAATCTCGGCACAAGATGTAAGAGATTTTTTGGTGACGGTAATGGAAGCGGAGTTTGCTAACCCAGGCGATTTTTGGAAAAATCCGAGTCCACGGGAAATAAGCACTGACAGAACTGGCAAAGGATGGATTGATTATTCACAACAGATAGCCAGCACATGTTCATTTGGCACCATAATGCAAATGGACGATTCAGGTGCTTGGATAAAGGCGTCTTTTAATGGGAATTCATTACTTATCACGACACTTGGAGTTGCTTTGGAATCCTATTTATCGGAAACCTCAATAGGCCAAATATTAAGACGAGGGCTATATGTGCATAGTAAAGCGTCTACTATGTGGACTGGCAGTATGGGGAAGCCGTTTGTCGTTTTAAGTGGTACTGCTGGTTCTATGACACGGACTCTTGACCAAAGTGAGACGGTTGTTCTTGGATGGCCTGAACCAATGCATAGTGCTAATGCATCTACTGGTCACATTTTCAGGTTTGAACCAGGCTGGGCAGCAGTGGGTACAATATCGTAACAATAGGAGGTTAAGATGCACAAAACCGAAGGTACAAACCATAGTGGCAACCGATTCGTAAACGGCCCTCCTGGTACTACCGTAGAAGAGGATTGGCTGAATGCCATCCAAGACGAATTACGTAATGTAATTGAAGGTGCGGGACTGACGCTTAAGACGGCTACCTCCGAGACAGGGAATCAAGTTAAGGCGGGCGTTGACATCCTTGCAGATGCGAGGATAGACGTAGCAGACTTACGGCGCAAGAACGGCCTTATCAATGGTAGCATGGAACACGCACAGAGGGGGGCGAGTGGGACGGCGACGTTTGACGCCGCAACTACGCCTAAAAATGATGATGGTGAATATCTGTTGGATAGATGGGTATTGCTTAGCGACGGTAATGACATTGTAGACGTTTCTCAA